ACTATATACCTAGTGTTCTAGAGTATGCTAATCCTTTCACAAGAAGTTTACCAAATGGCAATACAATGATGCCAGACGATTTTAGGTAATGAATAATCAAGTTAATAGCAAAGATTTAGAAAAATACATGAGAGACAGTGCTTATGTTTGGCATAATATGATGGGTGGAGGAACAGTAGGTGCTTTTAAAAAAATGCTTAGTGGTGGATTAGTAAATCATTATATTGAAAACGATGAAGGCTTTAGAGAGTTTGTTAGATCTCAAGATCCTATGGCTAAAATACAAATTATTAAAAACTATAGAAGTAATGATAATGGATTTATGTATGCCGATACAGATGAAGATATGATAAAAAAATTTAAAAAACATAATTTGTTATAAAGAATTGAAGAAAGCGGTTGCTGGAAATATCCAAATCGCAAAGGAAAAGTAATGGAGAATATCTTAGAAGTACGTAATGCTGATCAACCACAGACAGAGAATGTTAGTGTGCCAGTAGAGCAACCTAACATTTTGTCAGGGGAAGCACCTGTAAATAATACAGGCGTGGTTGAACCAATTACGAATGAAGCAACACCAGAGACTACCCCTGACGAAACAACTCGTTTTGAATATTGGCAATCACAAGCTGATAAAGCCAAGGGTGAATTAAGTACAATTCGTAAAGAACTGGATTATTATAAGAATAATCTTGCTCCAGTAGAGCAGATGATTCGTAGTAATCCTGATGTTCTGAACCAGTTAGAACAGTCACCCTCCAATGGACAACCTCAAGGATACCCTAATGGATTTCAAGAGACTTCACTGAAGGAGCCATCAGCACCTGAAAGACCACTTTCATACAATGAAGTCGATGCATTAAATGATCCAGAATCTGAATCGTTTAAGTTTCGATTGGCTAAAGAAAAATATCGTGATGATTATCTTGGTTTTTTACAGAAAAAAGATCAGGTAAGAGAAAAGGAGTTACAGTCACAGTATGAAGCTCAAATGCGACAGCAACAAGCTCAAATGATACAGACGCAGGCACATAGCCACGCTGTAAACGCTTATGGGTACGATGCTAATAAAGCAACGGAGTTTGTACAATGGGCACAAAATCCTGACAATCTAACGATGGATAACTTGGCTAAGTTGTTTGAATTAAGAACTAATGCTAACCCAGTAGTGCAACAAAAAACACAAGAAATGCAAAACCAAGCACAGCGTTTGGCTATACCTAAAACTGCCGCAGTGCAGACTGGTAAAGCTGAACAACCACGTACGGATGAGCAAATGTTTAGCGATGCATTATTAGGAAGGTAATAGTTGTAAAGTAAACTAGAATATACTCTGTAGAAGAGTGTTGGCTCACTTTCTACACAAAGAGTAAAAAACAAATGGGAGTTACAAAATGGCTACAGAAAAAAATATTCTGAGCGGTACAGCTTCTGGTGTGCTTTATACGGATAGACGGAATTTTTACGTAGATCCGCAGGTCACTAAGGAGCTATGGACAGACGTTGCACCTTTTACTACAATGATTAGTAATCAGGAACAACGTCAAGTACCAGATCCAGTGTTTAAGATGTTTGAACATCGTAATCCTTGGGTAAAACAAGAGTTTCAAAATGCTGGTGAAACAGTAACATTAGCAGCTAATGGAACAGAGAGTGCAGCATTAAACATTGATAACATACAGGGATTAGCGTCTAGTGTTGACAGTAGTTACGTAGGACTTGTTGTTGAAATATGGAACGAAGCAAAAAACAGTAAAAAAGCAACAGCACTTATTTCATCTAGTGTAGATGCAGATGAAATAAAAGTAAAAATTATTAGCACTGAAAGTGGAAGTGATTACACTTTAGTAGATAATGATTACTACTTAGTTATTGGTAATGCACATGGTGAAGGTAGTTCAGCTCCAGATGCATGGTCAGACGAACTAGATGTTGTTTACAACTCTTGTCAAATCTTCAAAACCCCACTTCAGGTTACTGGTACTTTAGAAGCAGCAGTATTAAGAGGTGAATCATCTGAATTAGCTAGACTTCGTAGAATGAAAGCTCAAGAACATAAAATGCAAAAAGAAAAAGCATTTTTGTTTGGTCAAAGAGTTGGTGGAACTGGTCTTGGTGATGCATCCTATGATGCTGGTAACTTAGGTTCAGATCCTGCAGAAGGTGCTTTATCTGACGGTGGAAGAACAGATTCTGATGGAAACCTTATCAGGACTACATACGGAATTATTTCTGCTTTGGAAAAATATGGCAATTCTACAGCTACACACGATGGTCAAAACGTGTTTACTGTAGACTCAAGTTATAGCTATGGTAGTTTCGTTGATGACATGGAAAAAGTGTTCCAGTATATTCCAGAAGCAGGTGTGAAGCGTGCTTTTGTTGGTGCTGGTGCTTTAGGTTACTGGTCAAAAATGGCAGGTGACTCAGGATTAGCTGGAAACTCAGGTTGGTCAGTCAATCTTGGAGACATGAAGCGTGATGCTCTTGGATTCAATTATCGTGTATTAGAAACACCTCATGGTATGTTGCAGTTGATTCCAACTCCAGCATTAAGGGGTCCTTACAATAAATACATGGCAGTTGTTTCTGATGAAAATCTATTCCATGCTGTTTATAGACCTTCTATGTACCAAACTAACATTAAGCAAGACAATGCTTTTGATGGTGTTAAAGATCAATACATGTCTGATGAAGGTGTAGGAATACAGCTAATTGAAAGTCATCACTTGTTTAAAATCACAGCGTAAGGAGGCTAATTATGGCTAGACCTTATTTAGGTGGTTCAAGTGCAGGGATCAAAGAGCTAACAGAAGCATCTACTTTAAGTAGTGCTGATAGTGGGAAAGTGTTTATGCTTAATTCAGCTACTGAATTTGCTACTACATTACCTGCTCCTAGTAACACAGGTTGGGAAGCTACTTTTATTGTGAAAGCCGCTCCTTCTGGTGCTAATTACACAATAGTTGCTCCTTCTGGTGCAATACTAGGTTCTGTTAGTGCTGGTACAGCTGATGACGTTGCAGATACAAGTGATGGTACTGATACTACTATATCTTTTATTGGTGGTTCGTCAGTCGCTGGTGATTATGTAAAGTTAGTATCTGATGGTACAAACTTCTACATAGTTGGAGGACTTGGAAAAGTTGCAGCTGGTATAACGATTAGTTAATAAACAAAACAAGTTGGGGGAGTGTAATGCTCCCCTAACATGAAACATATGACACAACAACAATTAATAGAAACAGTAAAGCAACATCATCCAAACTTATCGGATACACAAATACGAATGTTTTTAAATAAAGCGATGAAAGAATTTTGTAGAAAAACTAGAGTACTTGAGACTCTATATACATTTCAAACTGTAGCAGATAAAAGATATTACAATCTTCCTGATACTATAGTTGAAATAAAAAGAGTGGATTATGATAATTATCAAATTCCACGTTTAATTGGACAACCAGAAAAAATAGATACGGATGCGTAATGTCGAGTAACGAAAGAACAAATGCATTAAAAAAAGTATACTGGATTGAACGTGATGCGATTGCAATTGCACAACGATCTAATAATGATACTGGCACAGATTATGAATCAGTAACAGAAGTAAAAACTGTAAATGTACATGCAGTAAAAACAGATGAAAGTTTTGTTGCTTCTGGAACAGGGATTACTATGAGTGAATCCTCTATAATACCTGAAGAGTTTCATGAGGGATTAACCTACTATGCTATTGCAAAAGGATATGAGTTAAAACCTGAAACATTACAAGCTTCTGTTTTTTGGAGAGGATTATGGAAAGAGCAAATATCTGAGGGTAAAACCTATGCAAATAAACAACGTGATGGCTCTAGTTATCACATAAGACAATACGATTTTTAATGACAACATTTACTGAAATAACAATGCGTGCAGGAAATGGATCTAGCACAGTGTCTCATCCTTCAGGATCTGGAAATTCTTTTTCTAATGGATCTTCAAGTATTATAGTTGGAAGTGTATCTAGTTTTTCACCTTCTGGTTATGTTTCTCTTGAGGATACAACAGGAGCAACACAAGTATTGCATTACGGATCAACAAGTACTGCTGGATTTCAATCTTTAACAAATATTACAGGTTGGAAAGGTTCTGGTGATATAGAACATGGTGTATCTGTATCTGAAACAGACACGCCTTTTACTGAGGTAAATATAACATAATGCAAACTTTTAAAATACAAATTGAAGATTTAATTGGAACTGTGGGAGATGATACTCTTATTTCAAGTTCTATTCAAGATATTGGAGCAGAAATAGTTAGTCTTAGTCCTATTGAAAAATTAAGAAGTTATGTAAAAACAACAAGCATATAGAGTAGCGGGTTATCTATTTCTACAGAAAAAGTTATATCTGTAGAAAAAGGAGACTATGTTGCTAAAGAAATAAACGCAAGTGATAAGGCTAAGTACAATGATGCAAATAGTATTTATGCTTCTTCTGATACAGATCCAGTATACTATGTAGAGGGAGAAAAAGTATTTGTAATTGGTGCTGCTGGTAGTAACGAGACTAGTGGTGTATTACACTCAATACCAAAAATACCTACATCAAATGGAAGTGCCTTAATTGTACATAGTAGTGACAGTGTAGAAAACTTTCCTAAAGATGGAGTATCATTAATTGTACTTGGTGGAGCAATACGATGTTTACAACGAATTATATCTGATAGAAGAGATAAGCTTAAAGATTATGTTCAAACGGATGAAGATCCAGAAATGGCACAAACAGAAATGCTTGAGATACAGTCCGCTCAGTCTCAACTTCAATTAATGGAAGCTCAATACGCAAAAAATTTAGAAATATATAGTAAAACAAATTAATCAATATGCCCATGAGAATACCCAAGCTCGGTAAGGCATAATAGGAGAAAACAAGATGGGAATACATGAATACACAGTAGTAGAATCAAATAACGTAGGATTAGGTCAAGTAGGTTCAGGAATATTAGATGATGGTGAATCTATAACAAGTTTAGGTACAGATAAAATTGTAGCTATTACAATGCTTGAAGACACTACGTTTACAACTTTAACACAATCTAGTGCTTCTATAGCAGGAACTGGTACATCTACCTATGGCAATTCTGTCACTAATACAGATTCTTTTCCAGCAGGAGTTACTATTTATGGCAATTGGTCTGCTGTAACTGTAAACGCTGGTCTTTGTATTTGTTACGTAGGGTAATAGAATGTTAGGATTAGGCTTATCATTTGCAAAACAAACTGCTAAAGTATTTAGTTTTGTAAAAGATCAGTTAAAGTTATTATATCGTTTTTACGATAACAATCCAGAACTACTTTTATCTGGTGCTACCTCGTTTGATGGTACTGATGATTATATATCCATAGCTGATTCAGACAGTTTATCGTTTGGTGATGGCTCTACGGATTCTGC